CACAATTTTCTACAAATATAAAATTTTGGAAGGGGGTATATAATACTTCCCATGAGCAGACCAAACCTTCCCCCAGAGTTGCGCCTAATAGATGGGAAATCCCCTGGCGCAGTAACCCTTCCCGATCATGTGAGCAAAAGAATTCCCCACGCAGATTGGTTGGCAAACCCAGACAACTGGAGCAAGTCAAGATTCATACAGGAAACATCGGATTACTTGTATGATGTTTATGGCATAGGTGATGACCAGAACAAACATACCTTGGCCATACTTGCAGAGCAAATGGATTTGTATATTCAATGCTCTAAAGGTATTATGAATGAAGGTATTATTTCGGAATTTAATGATGGTAAAACTATTGGCCCTAATCCTTATATTACAGTTCGTGATAAAACGCTTACTCAGATTGTTCGCTTAATGAATGAATTGGGATTAACCCCTAAGAGTAGGTTAGCAAATACTAACAAAAGAGAAAATAGTCCAGCGGCAAGATTTTTGGCTGGCCCACTAGCAAGATGAATTGGCAAGACGGAATAGTTTACGCAAGAGATGTAATCAAAGGTGAAATCAATGTATGTCGGGATGTTCGCCTGGCGTGTCAGCGTTTCATAAATCAATACGAAAACAAAGAATGGGAATGGGTCTTTGATGAACGCTTCCCAGATCATGTGCTGGAGTTCGCATCCATTTTGGTACATACCAAAGGCCCTGATGCTGGCAAGCCAGTAATATTAGAACCATTCCAAATACTTTTTATTTGCGCCATCTATGGGTTTCGTTCTAAAAAAGATTTAACCAAGCGCATGGTGTCGGATGTAATACTATACATTCCCCGCAAAGCTGGTAAATCAACACTAACCGCCGTCATTGCTTTATACGAATTACAGTTTGGCGAAAAAGGCCCAGAAGTATTTACGCTGGCTACCAATCGTGAACAGGCAACCATTGTTTTTGATTCGGCCAAAGGATTTGTTGAAGCAATGCCAAAGTGGTCAGCCGATCTTTATGCGCCAAGCAAATACGAAATCAAAAAAGCTGGCGATTCGCAATCAATGTTTAAAGCCCTATCAAGGGACACCAAGAAAACTGGTGACGGTAAAAACCCATCATGCGTGATCGTGGATGAAGCGGCGCAAATCGTAGATCGCAATTCCATTGAAGTATTACATTCGGGTATGGTTGCCCGTCAAAATCCATTGCGGATATATATTACAACTGCCAGCTTCACTAAAGACACCAAGTTTTATGAAGATATGACAATGTATCAATCTATGTTGTATGGTGAAGCAAAAGATAATCCCCGTTGGTTTGGCTTGCTTTATGGGCTTGATCCACAAGATGATTGGAAAGACCCAGCATCTTGGGCAAAAGCAAATCCAATGCACGGCATTAGCGTGTTTGATGATGCCATTGCCGCCAGAGCCGAAGAAGCCAAGCATAAGCCAGCGGCACTTAATGAATTTCTTTGTAAAACCCTTAACATCTATGTAAGTGCCAATAGCGCATGGATTGATCGCCAGCCTTGGGATGATTCACAAGCGCAATTAAGGGATAACCCCGAAGCCGTGTTTATTGGATTTGACTTGGCGGCAACACGAGATTTAAACGCAGTATGCACATTTAAGCGTTTTGGAGAATTAGATTATGAAGCTGAATTTCAATTTTTTTTGCCAGAAGAAGGGTTATCCCTAATACCGAAGCATTATCAAGATATTTTTCAAATGGCCATTGAATCTGGTATTTTAAAATTGACTGAAGGCAATGTAATGGATGATAGAGAAATTAGCCAATACATTCAAAATCAAGCCGAAAAATATGATGTTAAGGAAGTTGGATACGATGCGTACAATGCGGCCAGTTTAGTTTCCAGATTGCATGATGCTGGAATACCAGTCAAAAAAGTGGGTCAAGGTATGGCCGTAATGAATAATCCATCCAAATATGTCGAAAAATTAATATTAAATAAACAAATCAAGCATGATGGAAACCCATTTGTAGGATGGCAATTAAGTAACTGCGAAGTTTATGAAGATGTAAATGGAAATATTAAGGTTAGAAAGAACGAAGCAGATAAAGCGGCCAAGGTTGATGGAATTATTGCCATGATTATTGCGGCACATTGTTCATTAGATAACCCTTTTGTTTCAAATTCATTCGGTTTCAGAAGTTTTTGATGTAAAATCGTTAGAAAATGTAAGGGAAAAATCATGGGCGTAATGGATATATTCAACAAAGATAAATATAATTTGCCTAAAAATACGGCAAGTGAATCATTATCGCCATCCCAAAACCTTTCCGAAAACAATACACTTTTCGGACAAACCATGTTGGGAAACCAGATTCTTAGACAGAATCAAGGTGGACAACAGGGCGCAAACTTTCAATTACTGTATGTAACCACAGCATCAGCTACCAATGCTGGTCGTATTGTGGATATGTCGGTTCTGTCCCGTAACAGCACCGTAATGTCATGCGTGAATATTATCGCTAGAGCATTGGCGCAATGTTCGTTAAGCGTGGTTTATGAGCAAGATGATGGCACTTTTGTTAATGCAATTCAATCCGATAAAGCTGGCCCAAGAGATAAAAACAAAGCCAAGCAAGTATTGAATTTGCTAAGAACGCCAAACAACTTTCAAAGCCAATATGAGTTCTGGTATCAATGGGTCATGTGGTATATGTTGGCGGGCGAAGTATTTACGCTTCTTTATCGCAAAGATCAAAAAGACCCAAATCAAACTCCAATCGAACTTTACAACCTTGATTCCACATTAATTACGGTTCAAGCCAGCCCAGCCCGTTACCCTACATATCGGGTTTCAACTCCAACATACGGATTTAACAAAGATGAGCCATTGGCCGCATATCAAGTTATTCATGTTACTGAAGCGGCATGGCAAGGTTCTGCTGGTTTCAATAAAGGAATTTTGGCAACTGAATTGGTTGCCTTAGATACTGATATTGACTTGTATGCCAACTATGTAATGCAAAACGGCGCAAAGCCATCTGGTATTTTTAGCACAACCCAAGTTATTCCAGATACCAAATTTAAAGAAATTGCGGCCCGTTTGAAAGAAGCATGGTCAAGCATGACTGGAAGCCGACCAAGCGATCTAAGTAAGCCAGGCCAAGGTATGTTGCTAGATCAAGGTATGACATACACGCCAGTTCATATGCTTACTTTGCAAGATGCTGAAGCAAGCAAATTGAAAGATCAAACTACCAAGCGTATTTGTGCATTGTTTGGAGTTCCAGCGCAATTGCTTGGTTTGGAAATGGGTAAATATAATAATACTCAAACATTGTTGGATGAATTTTACAAAACCACAATGTATCCAATTATTATCAATATTGAACAAAAATTCAAAATGGGATTATTAAAAGGTTATCCAAACCTTTCAATTCGTTTTGATACTAAAGACTTCTTAAAAGGCGCACCATTAGATCAAATGAACTTTGTTAATGCTGGTGTTGCTGGTGGAATATTGACACCTAATGAAGCCCGTGAATATTTGAATATGGCTAATGTGGATGGCGGCGATCAAATTGGCGCAGTTAATACACAAGCATTATCCGCAGACAACATTCCAGTTAATACAAAAACCGCTAAAATTATTCCAGGAACAAGTCCTCAAGATACTGGCGGCGGCGGTGGGAATCAAACCAAAAAGATGAATATTGGTAAAACATGATAAAACTTGATTCGCAGATTAAAACTAATAGTGTTAAACTACCAGTAAAATCTAAGAAATCCCATATAATATACGACATAAATCTATCGATTACGAATGGGATAATTAATGAATCAGAATCTAACCCTAGTTTGCGAAGCAAAACTAAGCCTAGAAAAACAAGGCAAAGAATCATCAAGTCCTAGTGGCGCAATTCAAGCCCGTGTAACATCATGGGGCAAGCGTGAAGGCGCAGACGGTAGAAAATTTAACTACCAGCCAGAGGGATTCCAAGAATGGGCAGATCAATTTAAATCTGAAGGCAAACCGTTGCCAATGTTTTTGAACCACAATGACATGGGTATGCCAGTCGGTCAATGGAATGAATTTAACTTTGACAAAGACGGAATGGTAGCAAAAGGGAACCTTTTTATGAACACATCAACTGGTTCTGATCTTTATGAAGTATTGAAATCTAGCCCAAATCTATTTGGCGGCGTTTCAGTTGGCGCATATGCTGATGAAGCCCGTTTGGTTGATGATGATGGCGAGCCATTGGATGATGATTCTGATGAAGAAGGTTATTTCCAGATCACTAAAGGCGGTTTGCGTGAAGTTTCGGTTGTTATGTATCCAAACAATCCAAATGCTGAAATCCAAAAGTTAGAATATTTTGATGGTGAAGGCCATCCAAACCCAAGGAATATCGAGAAGGCATTGCGTGATGCTGGGCTTTCTCGTAAAGATGCGACCACCGCATCTTCAATCCTTAAAAAGTTGCTTGAAGGGCGTGATGCCATCAAGGAAGTTGTTAAGGAAGCCCCACAACAAGGCGATCTTGAAGCGGTGGTAAACGAAGCTGATGCAATTCTTAAAGCCCTAGAGGAACGAGATTTGTTGAAAGCATTATCTAAGCGCATTAAATAAGGAAAAATCATGTCTGATAAAATCATTGAAAAGTTAGATGCTATTGAAGCATCAAACGAATCTAAGATTCAAGAAGTAAAAACCGAAGCTGTTTCTGCTATTGAAGCCGCTAAAGCTGAAATGGCTGAGAAATTAGCTACTATTGAAGCCCGTGTTGCTGAAATTCATGCCGCACCTTCCATCATCAAGCCATCTAAATCCATCAAAGAAGATGTAAACAAAATGGTTCGTGAGCAACTTAAAAAGTTTGCTAAAAAAGGTTCAATGGAAAAAGAACTCAAGATGTTTGAAGATGAAGCACAATATCAAGCATACTTAACCGAGAGTTCAGCTTTGACTGGTGGCGGTTACAATGTGGGTGGTCGTACAGCTTACGATCCAGTATTCCATACATTGCGTTTGATTAACCCTATGCGTGGTCTTTCCCGTAATGTTACAACTGATGGTTCTACATATCAATTTAGAGCCAAAACGGGCAATTCTGGGGCTACCTGGGGTTATGCAGTTCAAAACAACGGATCAGCTACAACTGAAAACACAAACATCTGGCAATTAGTATTGCAAGATTTGAATGTCCAGTTCCCGATCCGTACTGCGGCTCTTGATGACATCGATGGCTTGGAAGCCAATGTGGTTGATGATATGTTGATGGAATTCAGCCAAGTTGAAGGCCAATCAATGATTCAAAACAATGACCAAACCGATTCACCTAATACATACGGTGGAACACAAGGTCTGCGTGGTTTGAACCAATACGCTACATACGGTGCTAATGCTTCTTATACTGGCGGCACAATCACTACTGCATCTTTCGGTACATCTGGTATTTCTACAAGCAACGGTTTGAACAGCCTTGCCGTATATGACCAAATCACTACCAACGGTAATGTAGTTGGTGCGGCTAATGTAACCTATGATGACATCATTAACTTTATCTACAATCTGCCACAACAATATTGGACACCAACAGCGAAGTTCTTGGTAAACCCAATTTTCTTGGCACAGATTCGTGGCTTAAAAGATAGCAACGGCACACCAATTTTCGAAAGAATGCATCCAATGGATGAAGATGGTATTGTTGGCCGTATGCTTGGTTTCGATGTTGTTGTTAATAAGTACCTTGACAACCCAAGCGAATTCTCTGGCAATACAAAGGCAAGTTTATTCCCAATGTATTTCGGTGATTGGCAACGAGGTCATACCATTGTTGATCGTTTGAACATGGTATTGCGTAGATATGACCAGACATTGCCTGGTTACATCACATTCTATGGTGAGAAGCGTTTGGCCGCATCAAATGTAGACCCATTCAGTATCATTGCTTATCGTTCTACTGGTACAGCAACAAGCTAAGTATCAAAGAAGTATTTAATGCGCCATAAATGTAAACATTGTGGAAAACCTGGGGAGTCAAAAGGTCTGACTTCCCAGGGCATTAAAAGATATAGAAATGAATGTTCGATATGTAGAAAACAGAAAAAAAGGTCTGGATTTACTTACGGAATATTCAAAAAGAATTATTGTGAGTTGTGCGGATTTAAGCCCATCCATATGTGTCAATTAGATGTGGATCATAAAGATGGTGATAGAAAGAATAATCTTGAAAGTAATTTGCAAACTTTATGTGCAAATTGTCATAGATTAAAGACTTTTTTATCTGGCGATAATGTCGATCAAATATCGTTAGAATTGAAATAATGATCGATTTTGGAAGAAATATGAAAAACGAACTAATCCTAGAAGCAATCAAGTCAGCCCTCACCGATAAAAACGGTCAAGAGGTTAAGGTAAATTTAAAAGAAGCATCTGCCCTTACTGGCTCTGGCTCTGGGGTTGGTGGTCGTGTTATTTATGATGATGCGTTTGCATCTTTGCGTATGGCTAACCCGTTGCGGGTTGCAAGCCGTGAAATTACCACGATTGGTTCAGATCAGGCTTTTGTAGTAAAAACTGGTAATGCAACTAATCCCACAAATCCTTGGGGCTATCCAGTAAATGTGAATACTGGTACTCCAAACATTGCCACTTCATTTTGGCAACTTCCATTGCAAGCAATTACAGCCCAATTGCCTGTTCGTACTGCCGTAATGTCAGATATTAATAATCTTGATCCATCTATTGTTGGTGACTTGATGCTGGAATTTAGCCAGCAAGAAGCCCTTTCAATGATTCAAAACAACGATCAAGCTGGCTCTAGCACAACATCAACTGGTGCTACAAATGGTTTGCGTGGTTTAAATTATTATCCAAGTGGATCAACTGCGGCATTTGGTACAAGCGGTTCTGGCGCAACTAATGGTTTGCATACAGTTAAAACTGTAAACACCGCAACTGGTGGAGCAATTGCTTATGACGATATTGCCGCTTTAGCATCTGCATTGCCAGCCCAATATTGGAGTTTGCCAGGTACTTCTTGGCATATGCATCCATCAACCATTCTTGCATTGCGTGAACTAACAAGTTCAACTGGTCAGCCATTGTTTGTTGAAGTTGGCGATTCTGATGGTGGCGCAGTTGCTCATGTGTTTGGATTCCCAGTTGTTCCAAACCCATATATGCAGACCGTTGCTTCTGGTGCGTTCCCTGTTTATTTGGCTAATTGGGATAAGTTTGTAACTATTGTGGATCACGAAGAATTTAGCATCCAGCGTTTAGAGCAAACACAACCAGGTACAGTAACTCTGTATGCTGAAAAGCGTGTATGTTCTACAATTCGTGATGTATTTGCTGGTGTTCGTTTAGAATCATAAGGCCAATATGCCATTAGATAGTTATACAAATGGGCCGTATTTAGGTACGGCTCGTAATCCCTTTAGCTATGAAAAGATTGAGCAGACTAGCCGAGATATTCAAACTCCTTGGCTTTCTCTAGATCAAATCACCGAACAATTAAACTTGTTTGGTGATACTAGCCAAGACGATTACCTTACCAGCCTTGAATTGGCCACCCGTATGGCCATCGAGGACTATTTGGGTATGTCCATATTCCCAATTAGCTATAAAGTCTATTATGGGGCTTTTAATGGCATGAGTGGCACACAAACACTACTTAATTTGCCAGAAGTAAGCCAAGACAATCAAAATCAAATTGGCACGGTTATTAATTCCGTTGGATATTGGAATGGAAACCAGCCGCCAACATTTACTTTGCTTTCGCCTACTTCATATTATTATGATCCTACTGGCAACCAAGTTATTGCTACTGGATTCCCAGAAGAAGTAAACCAAATAATGAGCAATCCTATTGTGGTTCAATACACAACAGGAGCAAGTCCTTATGCTCAATATCCAGTTATTCAACAAGCTGGTTTATTGCTTTTGACGCATTTATATAACAATCGTAGCGATACTGTTATGGGTAATATGACCAAAATACCATTTGGCGTAGAGCAATTATTACGGCCATACAAACCGCTGGTGTTCTAATGGGTATTGTTCGGTTTGAAACCGTAAATGTGAACAATGTCAGTATTTCTACTGATAGCGTTGGCCAAACCGTACCCAATATAACCCTTTGGTTTCAGACCCGTGCCAGAGTATTAGATATTAAGAATGATATGCACATCAATAAAGATGACCGCATTTATTCTGATGTTGCAAAATTTGTATTAAATAACACACCAAATACAGTTGCAATGGCCACAAATCAAGTTGGCTATTCATTTGGCTGGCGTGGTGATGATTGGCGTATTAGTGATGTATATGAAAGTAACGATAAAATGAATATTACTTTCTTGGTTTATAGAAATAACCCAACAACGCAAGTATGACAACTCAAAATAACCCGCTTAACTATGCCCAAGCGATCCAATACCAGCTTTCTAGTATTGTATCTCCTGTGCCTGTTTACGCCAATTTTAATCGTAATTTTGCTAACGAGCCTGAGTTCATTACTTGGCAATTACGCAATATTCACCAGCCTGTTTATACGGGTTCAAACAAAACTGTAAAAGGTATTGATACACCAATATTCCAAATCAATACATTTGCCCAAGACATGAACGATGCTTTCAATATAAGCAATTCCATATTACAATCGCTTCATGGTTACAGCGGTTTATTTGGGGGGTCAACTGGATTCCAAATATCAAAAGCCGATGTGCATTGGTTGTATAATACATACGATGATACGGTAAAGTTGAACCATATTGTTATGGATTGCACTTTATACATTCCAACATAATATAATTTGATTAACTTTTATTTTAAGGAATTACTAAAATGGCACTTCCAGCACAAGTTCTACCTGGGTTTTCGGCATCGTTATGGTGTCAAACTGGCACAACGCCAACCCCATTAACTCTTACTCAATTGTCCACATGGACAGGCGAAGTTGATTCCATTGTTGGTACAGTTGCTAATGGTAGTGGCTCTGCTGGCGAACAGTTAAATGTTGAAGCTATCCCTAAATTTGGTCAAGATGACGCATCCGCAAACTTTTATGTTGCTGGTAGCCGTCAATCTGATGTTATTCCTACGCAAAGCAAGCCAACTTCATTAAGCATTGTTGCCGCATGGAATCCTTCTGATGCTGGTCTTTTGCTAATGCGTAGCGATGCATACAGCGGAATTATTGATCGTACATTCGTTATTGCCGCTGTTGATGGCGCAAACACAGTTGCATATGCCTTTACTGGCCGTGTATCTGAGTTCACTATTGATACAGCACCAAATCAAGAAGCGAAATGCACATTCACGATTCATCCTCGTGGCAACCAATATGGCTGGTCAAACAACACTTAATAAAATGCCGACAATAAAAGATAACGCAGACTTAGCAAATTATTTTAGTTACTTGGTAAACCAAGCCGATTCTGGAGTTAAGGATTGGTTTGGTTTTCAACAACAAAAAGTAATGGGTATTAATTTAGCGTATGAAATTGCGGCCCGTCATGCGGATTCAATGTCCCCAGACGAAATAACATCTTTTGTAAAATCTCTTAATAATTCAATATTTAATAATCTCATTAAACCAAAATGACAAACTTTCGGGTTGAAGGTGTTGGGATTACAGAATTTAAAGAATTGCTAGAGCAGATTAAAGATGATTTTGGCCCTAAAGATACAAACAACATTTTAAGAAATTCCGTTCGTTTATCAATGCGAACAGTTTTGGAAACGGCCAGAACATTAGTTCCAAGAGATACTGGCCAATTAGCGGCCAGCCTTCAGATTGAAACCAGAAAACCAACTTCACGGGACAAAAAGTCAAAATATGTCAGCACAAATGATATTGTGATTGGTAAAGTTACAGCTTATATTGGCAAAGAAGGCCACAGAAGGACATTTAAAAGCGCAAAAAGCGGCGCAAAAACAGAAATGCAAAGCGATGCCAGAGCAATTGCAATGGAGTTTGGAACGGCAAAAGTAGCGGCAAAACCATATTTAAGACCAGCATTAGAATCAAATGTAACTGTTATTACAACCAATCTGGGCGATTCTTTAAAACAATCCCTAGAAAAATATAAAGCAAGACAAGCGAGAAAAACACTATGAATCAATTTGCAAATGCGCTGGGCAAGAAGTTTTTAGAAAATCAAGAAATGTTGCGTGTTCGTTCATTTGAAATGAATGGCCATACATTTAAAGTAAAAGTTCCAACCACTTTGGAATATGAAGCCATCAACGAAAATATTAAAGTTGTTGATGATGAATTAGTTGAAAAGTATTATCAAGAATTATCTAAGCCATTTATTGATAAAAAAGAAGAATTTGAAAAAGAATCAGATATTCAATATAAAGATAATGATGTGATTATTAAAGATCGTTCAATGCGTGAAACTGCAATTAATAAAGTTATTACAGAAAAACGCATTACTGAAATGTTCAAATTAATCGTGCCAGAACAAGCCGATTTTGATATGAATACTATTACATATTCAATGATTGAAGAATTATTCCCATTCTCAATTCAACTTGAAATTATTGAAGGCATTACCAATACCATTTCTCCAGGTTATAAAGCAACCAAGGGAAAGTAATAGGGTCGATCCGTAGGCAAGTTAAAGCCTATTTAACGGCACATGGATCAGACCCAAAAACCATCGATGAAGAAACATTTGCAGACATTTGTGTAATGTATGCGGATGGCCTTATTGGTAATCGGGGAATAATAGAAATATTGGGAAGTTTAACGGCGGGACATTTTAATTCAATGTTGCCAAAAGGTAAAACTCCATACAATTTACAAGCTATAATACCGAATATATATGATTATTTGTATCCCCCATTATCAGAGGAAGCGAAAAGGAATCAAGTAAGCGATCAGTTATTAGCGTTTGCGATGCTTGCTCCCAATGCCCCAAAAGGGTTTTTCAAAGGAAAATAGATGGCAAATATAGCAAGTTTGGGCGTGGTGCTAGGGTTGGATTCTGCGGAATTCACATCAGGCATCGACAAAGCCGAAAAACTGCTAGATGGTTTCCAAGAAAAACTGGTTGAACTTGCTGGTATTGCCGCATTTGCGGAAATGACAAACAAGGCAATGGAGTTTGCAAATTCCATTGAAAAAACAGCTAAAGCAAACGATGTTGCAACGGCATCTGTTTTGCAGTTGTCAGAAGCACTTGCCAAGAATGGCGGCGAAGCAGATGATACCAGCCGTATATACGCTGGGTTTACTCAAAAATTAGAATCTGCTGTTAGCGGCAATTTAAAGGTTCAAAACTCATTTGCCAAAATTGGCGTAAGTTTAAATGACTTACGAACATTGTCAGAACAAGATTTGTTTGAAAAAACAATTTCTGGTTTGGCGAAAATGTCCGATTCTGCTGAACGCAATGGCGTTGCTTTTCAATTGCTTGGGCGTGGCATCAAAGGCGTGGATATTGTTGGCCTTAATCGGGACATGGAAGAATCTAAAGGCGAATTTGATAAATATTCAGCCAGTATTCAACAAGCCCATGAATTATCTTTAAAACTAGAGCAATCCAGCAAAAAATTAACCTTAACTTTTACACAAGCCGTTATTCCATCGCTAAAGCTGGTTTATGATGATTTAACTCAAAGTAGTACCGCAATGGAAACTTTTGGTAAAGTTTTGGAAAATATTGCGGCTGGTGCGGCCATTACTTTTGCGGCAATTAAAGTTGATGTTTTGGAATTGTGGGATATTGTCAAAGGAACAGTTCTTGTATTAAGGGATGCCGCCAATCCAGCAATGTGGGGTCAATTAGAAAATGACACCAAAAATGCTATTAACAATATGCAATTGGATTGGTCAAAATACCAAGAATTTGTGGCAAAAGCATCAATGCCACCACAAGCAACAGAATCAAAAGAAAAAGTAAATATCAATCGTGATGTTGTGCCTGGACTTGCTAAACAACAGGCCGCAGTCGAAGCAATTAGCGTTCAATATGAAAATCAACAAAAACTACTTCTTGAAGCATTAAAAGCAAAAGAAGAAGATGTTTATTTAACAAAAAATCAAAAAGAATTAAACGATGCCATAAATAAAGTAATTATGGATCGTGACAAAATGCTGGGCGAAATTGACAAGCGTGAAAAAGCAACTCCTGCTGGCCCGAATCGTCAAGCCATTATTGATGATCTTGAAAAGCAACGGCAAAAAGTTTATGAATTAACTGGCACATATGTGCAATTAACAGCCATTCAAGTTCAAGAAAGCCAAGCCGCACAACAAACATTTAGCAATGGTTGGGATAAAGCATTTAATCAATATGTTGAAAGTGGTCAAAACGCCGCACAACAAGGGCAACAATCGTTCCAAGTATTAACATCCGCAATGGATACCGCATTGGCTCAATTTGTTAAAAATGGAAAAGTAAATTTTAAATCATTGGTTGATAACATGATTGAAGGTTTAATTATGATCCAAGCCAGAGCCGCAATGACCCAAGTATTTAGCGGTGTTGGTGGAATGTTAAGTGGTTTATTTGGCGGCGGCGGTAATGCTTTTACAAACCCCGCATCTGGTGGTTCTTTTTCTGGTTCAGCGTTTCAACTTCCAGCAATGGCAAGTGGCGGTGATTTAACTGCGGGTATGCCAACCATAGTAGGTGAAAATGGCCCAGAAATAGTTGTTCCACAAACAGGCGGTACGGTAATCCCAAATAACAAACTTGCCGATGTTATGGGCGGTTCTGGTGGCCCAGCGGTACATTACAACGGCCCATATATTGCCAATATGTCTGCAATTGACACACAATCAGCAACTCAATTTTTAGCGGCCAATCAAAACGCAGTTTGGGGAGCATACCAGAACGCACAACGCAGTTTGCCGCAAACAAGGTAATGTATGACAACAACGCTTAATAATATTCTTGCCGCATCTGAATCGGTAACCATTAACGATCAAAGGATGGTTGGCCAAGTTATCAGCCGTAATCAGCGCATCAGCACTAGCGAAATTTTGACCGTTATTCCATTTCAGTTTACTTTTAAACCAAACAGCTATTTGCAATACAGCCAAAGCCGTGCATTATTGGCGAATTTGCGTCAATACGATAAATCGCTTACCCAATATTTAAATTTTGGCACAACTGGTTGGGCAAACTATATTTCATATCAAGGTCAATTAACCCCAAGCCAAATATCAGCTTGCACATTTAGCACATCATCTTCTGGAACAAATTTAATCCTTACTGGAGTTCCGACTGCGAATCCTACATATAATGCGGTTGTTGTTGGTGACTTTATACAAGCTGGTCAATATACATATATTGCAACTGCAACTGTGCAATGCGGATCATCTGGAACAATTACAATTCCAGTTCATCGCAGTTTAATTGATGGCCCTTTATCTTCTGGAATTTCAGCGGTAATTGGTCAATATGGCACAACTCAAGCAATGGGCGGCAATACATATACTGGCGTTACATTCCCAGTAATATTGCAACAATATCCAACATATACTTTAATTCCAATTACCAACGATTCTTTTATTCAATGGTCTGGGCCATTTAAGGCATTTGAAGCGGTATTATGACAACACCAATAACACCAATACAAAACACAAACAATATTCGATATGCGGATTTTGTTCAAGTTATTGCGGGTTCTGAAACATTTATGTTTGCAACAACCCCATCATCCATTACCGTTCCAGCAGTAAGTAGCCAGCCTTTTGACGGCCTTGGCCAATTGGTAAATATTGGAAAAGTCCAACGAGATATTAAATCTACCGCAAGCCAAACAACCATTGTAATGAATGGTATTGACACAGCAATGCTTGGATGGGTTCTTGGCCAAGATATTAAAGGCGCACAAATTACCATGTGGAAAGGGTTTTTTGATACATCTGGTAACCTTATAACAACTGGCGGTACTGGCGGTTTATATCAATACTTTTATGGGTTTGTAAATACCTTTACTATTGGCGAAACATGGAATGAAGAAGCCAGAGGGTTTGTTGCAAACATTACTGTTAGTGCGGCAAATATTCAAATGATTTTGCAAAACAGAATTGTTGGTCGGTTTACAAATGATGCAAGCTGGCAATACTTTACGCCTGGCGATACATCAATGAATCGTGTTGCAACAATTTCAACCATCTATTATGCGTTTGGGGCTTCTGCTGGCGTTCTATGATCCGTTACGCCAACAAGTTTGATAACCATAAAATATGGGAATTATTAAAAGATTTTTGTTACAAAAAGCAGTTTAATGTTAGTTTGAATGAATCGGAATGGTCTGAAGATTTTGTTAATAAAAGACTTTCCATGATTTATGCGGGTTTGGGGTTTGTATTAATTGCTGAAGATGGGTTTTTGGTTGCAATTAAAAATCCTTGTTTTTGGTTAGATAATGTATTTGTTTTGCAAGAAATAATGTGGCATAGCAAAAGCAAAAAAACAGCGGTTGCATTATTAAAGAAGTTTATGGAAATAGGAAAAAAAATGGTTAAATCTGGCGAAGTGCGTGAAATACATTTTGCTAGTTTTGAAGATTCTGATTTTGGAAAATACGGCGCAATTAAGCACCAAACAGCCTGGAAGATATAAATGCAAGCAATTGTTGGCGCAGTCTTAACAGCGGCCAGTTTTATACCTGGTATGCAATTCTTATTGCCAATGGGATTAACTCTCATGGCATCTGCTGTTATATCCAAATTACTTGGCCCACAACAACCAAGCACACCAAGCCAATTAAGCACGGGATCAAGTTTACAGATTCAGCCAGGTACAAGCAATAAATTGCCAGTTGTATATGGTGATTGCTATGTTGGTGGAACTATTGTTGACATTTCTATATCTTCAGATAATCAACAACTTTATTATGTTTTAGCTCTATCAGAGGTTACGGGAAATGGAACGGATACTTTTAGTTTTGGCAATGTTAATTACGGTGGCCGCTTTTGCTTGTTCTCTGGATATTCTTACAACTCATCGGGCATCACAGTCGCAAGCATATCTGGAAACCAAATAACCTATACGGGAACGCCAAGCATCACAATTGAAGCTGGCGCAACCCTAACATTTAACAATGGTTCAAATGCAATTGTTTATTTTGTAAGCGGAACAAACCCATCAACCAAGGTTATTGAGTTTTCTATTGCAATCGATCCAACCGTATCAACTGGCGCAACCATTTATCAATTTGTAAATGGCTCATCATCGCCACAAGTAGTTGGATTGCAAGATTTATCAACTGGCGCAATTAATACCAACATTAACGGCTATATCAATATTTATTTATATAGCAATGGATCAAACAGCCCATATAACAGTAGCCAATCTGCAATTAGCGTAATGCAATCTAGCGGATTGACTTACACATGGGATTCAAGCAAATTAATGACCAACACGGCTTTTGCTATTGTTCATCTTACTTATAATTCAAGCGTTGGAGTGACTGGCATTGCACAAACTCAATTTGAAGTTATAAATTCAAGAAATGCGCCTGGCGATTGTATTTACGATTATTTGACAAATACTGTTTATGGTGGCGCAGTACCAACAGCACAAATAAACACTTCAAGCATTACAACGCTAAACACTTATTGTGCTCAAACTATTACTTTTAATAATTATCTTGGCGTTCCATTAACGCAACCAAGATTTACATTTAATGGCGTAATCGATACAACACAAAATGTCATGCAAAATTTACAAAACATGACAAATTGTTGCGATTGCTTGCTTACATTTAATCAAATTTATGGCCAATGGTCGGTGATTACTCAATCACCAACATATACAGTTGCAATGGATATTGATGATTCCAATATGGTTTCAACGCTTACCATTCAGACATTGGATATTAGTAATACATATAACATTGCTCAATGTCAATTTCCAGACATTACATTGTTTAGTTCATTTAACACAAGCACTATTAACTTAACCACAGTTGATCCAAGTTTGCTTTACCCCAATGAGCCAGCAAACAGCCAAACAATTCAATTGCCATTGGTGAATGATGATGTTCAAGCCCAATTGCTTGCAACTCGTTTTTTGAAAGCGGCCAGACTTGATTTGATGGTTCAATGTACCGTGAATTACATTGGATTGGAATTGGAAGCGGGCGATGTCGTAACGCTTACAAACGCCAATTATGGCTGGGTTGCCAAACTAATGCGTGTAATGAAAGTGGAGCAAAACTTTGCCGCAGATGGCGCAATTACTGTGGCATTGAATTTGCAAGCATATGACCCAACGGTGTTTAATGACGCTTCCATTACTCAATATAATCCATTGCCTAATAGCGGTTTGCCAAGTCCAAATATTTTTGGCGTAGTGCCAGCACCAGTTGTTATAAGCAATCTTAATAATTTGCCTATTCCCACCATTGGAATTCAAGTAACAACCAGCACAATTGGCATTGTTCAATACGCTGAAGTTTGGTATTCGGCCTATTCAAATCCAAGCCCATCACAAATGATTTTGGCTGGCACAACTGCAGTTCAACCCGCTGGCGTTCCATATGGAAATAGCGTGGTTATGCCAACCGTTAATTTAACTGGAATTCCTGCTGGAAATTGGTATTTTTTTAGTAGAATGGTTAATTCGTTGACCAAATCAGCATACAGCCCAGCATCTAGTGTATTAGATTGGACACCATTAACATTTCAATATTCACAGCGTTATTTATCAATTGCTTATGCGACAAGCGCAACTGGTTCTGGTTTTTCTTCAAATCCTAGAGGAAAGACTTATTTTGGCATTTTAAGCACATCAGCGGCCACATTTGATACCAACCCATCAGATTACACATGGTATCCAGCAAGCCCTGTTTTTGGAAGTTCTGGAACATTAAATTATTTATTGTTTTGCAATCGTGGCAATGATTTGGTAAGTTTTGCCACAGGAAATGCGGCATTATCCGCTGGTACGGCTTTGTTTGTTCCAACCGATCCAAGTTACGATCCAACCATTTGGCAAGGTTTACAAGATGGATTTAATGTAATTGATCTTAATGCTCGTACTGGACAATTGATCCAAACTGGAACAACCACAGTTGGAACGGGTGAAATTGCTATTACTAATAATCCACAGGGGCAAGTTGTAGCATCATTGGCACAATTGCTTAGTTTCCCAGGCGGCGCACCAACCCTTACATCCTCAGTTGCAACATTAACTATTGATACATATGGTCGTGTTGTAGGATTTAGCCAGCCAGATAATTTTTATTACACAATGACTGCTTTTGTTGCATCTAGCGGGCAAACTGTGTTTAGTGTTACCAGAGGTTCTGAATACTTAATTAATAACTGTTTTGTGTTTAGAAATGGTTGTTTCTTAGATTCTTCCAACTTTACTGATACTGGTGGATCAACTGGAACGGTTACATTAACAACTGGTGCAACTGCAAACGATATTATTACAATTATTTCTTTTGCTTCAGTCAATACATCAACTGGAACATACAATTCATTTAGCAGAAATTCAGCCACATTAAGCAATGTTGGCTCTTATACTGCATCAGGGTTTACATTGGTAAGCGGCAATGAATTGCTTTTCTTAAATGGAACGGTAATTAATGCCCAAGACTATAATATATTTGGCCAAACAATTAGTTTTGTAAATGCGGTATCTGGTGATTTGCAAATTATTCAATGGACAGATAATAACCTTGGCGTTCCAAATGGAACACCATCCAATACTGATACTTATACAACAATTGGACAAGCACTTTATCCATTTACATTTAATCCATTAGCATTTAACCTATATAATAATGGGGTATTATTATTGGAAACTGTGGATTTTTCCGTTACAACTGGAAGTTATACTTTGGCACAAACACCGACCAGCAATTTAAATATATTAGTTGAACAATCATTTAACAGGACAGGCGCAGTATGACACAGGCACTTAATTTAGCTAATTTAGCAAATAATGTTAATTCATCTGGACAATTGGCTGGTTCTGCGGTTAATGGCGCAGTTTCATCATCCACAACTGCTACAAATGCAACACAATTAGTAACAACTGATTTTTCAGTTAAAGAATCTGGCGGTAAACTGTATTTTTATTATGGGCCTACAGCAATTGCTTCACTAGATTCTTCTGGCAACTTTACCACTTTAGCGTCAATGAACGCTTCTGGTACCCCTTAATTTTAGGAGCTAATTAAATATGAGTACATCAATCGGAACATCCGGAGTAACTTTTCCAGATTCAACTGTTCAAACAACTGCGGCAACCGCTGGTATTCCTGGTATTAAAGGTCAAGTTTTTACATCGTCTGGAACTTTTACTATCCCTGCTGGTGTTACTGCTATCAAAGCAACTCTTGTGGGTGGCGGTGGCGGTGGCGCTAATGGTGTTAATAATGCGTCTTCTGGGGGCAACACAACTTTAACTTCTGGGACACAAAGTATAACCACAGTAACCGCTGGCGGTGGTGGTGGCGGTAGAACTGGATCTTATGCAACTGGCGGCAGTGCAAGTGGGGGAGTAATTAATATTGTAGGAACTCGTCTGGGGGCTGGAACACTTTTTGGTTTTGGCAGTGCTAATGGTTTCGGTGGCGTTGGTTATGGAATCGGTGGTGGTGCTGCTGGGGGTGGGTATGTTGGTGCAACAGGCGGGAATGTTATTGCATTATTAACTAGTTTAACGCCCGGGCTCACATTATCTGTAACTATTGGTGGCGGTGGAGCTGGGGCTTCGGCAGGTGGATGTTGCGGAGCTGGTACTGCTGGTACGCAAGGTATTGTTTTAATTGAATGGTAATAGGAAAATAAAATGACTGCTCAAAACTATTTTTTAATTGAAAATAATGTTGTAACAAATATAGAAGTTTGGGATACACCACTTCCAACTGATATTACTTTAATTCCACAAGCTACAACTCCTGCAAAAATTTGGACTGCTAACTTCACAACAACTCCATATTCATGGGAAATAAATACTGTTATTGGGGCTGGGGATATTGGATTTACTTGGGACGGAACGGTTTTAACAACAAATCAATCACAACCTTCAACACCACCTGAAGTAGCTAAACCAGCAACCAATCAAGCTACAACAACTGGCACAACAACAATAGCATAATGGTAATTTCTGTAAAACCTAAACATGATATGACTTATGATGGTGCTACTGTCAGGGTATATCATGCTAATAAAGGTGAAGGAATACCAATGCATAGCCATGCATACTCCCACGCCACTATTTGCATGAATGGTTCTTGCAAGCTAACCCAAGAAGGAAAATCAGTAATTACCGATAAAGATTCAACCCCTGTAAACCTTCTTGCTGGAAAATTACATGAAATTGAAGCCTTGGAAGATGGCACAGTATTTGTAAATGTATTTGCTGAAGGCAAGTATTGAAGTAAAATAACAAAAAACAATACATGATTGCGGCTTCTGGGAGTGCCTAGGGCTATTAACCGAGATTTAGGAAAATCATGGCAATTTTTAACAAAAACACCTTAACCCAGGTATCGGGTTTTAACAATCCAATTATTGCTGGTGAACTTGTATGGGATCAAGCGACCTTTTGGAATCTTGTAATTACTGGCGCAGATAATGTAACTCCAGTTGATTTAACTGGCGCAACCATTGATGCTCAGATTATTCGCAGAGAAGTATCCAATATTACCGATACTCGTTATGGCTTACAGTTTGATATTGCTGATTATTCTCCAACTCCAAGCCCAGTTTCATTAACAATCACCAATCTTTCAGCAACCAATGGATTATTTACATTAGTTATTGATTCATCTACATGGGGATTGATGTCTGATGATCCAGAATTAGATATTAATGCCACAGATTGCGTGGGGTATTCTGGAAGAATTAAAATCAGCTTTCCCGAAAACGGGTCAACTCCAGCAAATGATTACATCATTTTCTTGCTTTTCCTAGTTCGTTCAGATGGCATCATTGTGGAATAATCATGGCAAATATTAATGTAACAACTATTGATGAAAACAATATTCAAGTAACCGTAACGCCACAACCAGCCAATGTAATTTCTATTGACCAAGGTCAATTTGGCCCATCTGGATTTAGTGGCATTTCTGGGTATAGCGGATATTCTGGATATAGTGGTCAATCTGGGCAATCAGGATTTTCTGGATATTCTGGTAGTGGTGTATCGGGCTGGTCTGGATTTTCTGGATTTAGCGGCGAATCTGGGTACTCAGGCGCAATTGGTATTAGTGGCTTCTCAGGTATTAGCGGATACTCAGGCGCAGTTGGCCAGTCTGGAACATCAGGATATAGCGGATTTTCTGGCATATCTGGTTACAGCGGTTCTGGCGTAAGTGGCTGGTCTGGATTTAGTGGAATTTCTGGATACTCAGGTTTTTCTGGATATTCTGGTTCTGGCGTAAGTGGTTGGTCTGGATTCTCAGGCGAATCAGGATTTAGCGGAATTAGCGGATTTTCTGGATACTCAGGATATAGCGGTATTTCTGGGTATTCTGGTTCTGGTGTATCTGGCTATTCTGGATTTAGCGGATACAGCGGCCAACAAGGTACATCCATTAACATTAAAGGATCGGTTGCAACACCAACAGATTTACCCGCTACTGGCAACAATCCTAATGATGCTTATATTGTCGATTCCAATGGTGATCTTTATGTATGGACAGGATCAACTTGGAACAATGTTGGTCAAATTGTTGGCCCAACTGGGGCAAGCGGGATTAGCGGTTATAGCGGATATAGCGGCATTAGTGGGTATAGCGGATATTCTGGCATTAGCGGATTTAGCGGGGAAATTGGGCAATCAGGTATAAGTGGTTATAGCGGCTTTAGCGGCATTTCTGGGTATTCTGGAAGCGGCATATCGGGCTGGTCTGGTTTTAGCGGTATAAGCGGATATAGTGGCTTCTCAGGGTATTCTGGAAGCGGTGTATCTGGTTATTCTGGATTCTCAGGAATATCTGGATATTCTGGCGCAATAGGTTTATCTGGAACATCAGGTTATTCTGGTTTTAGCGGTGCAGTTGGCGCACAAGGTACATCTGGATATTCTGGTATTTCTGGTTGGTCTGGATATAGCGGTATTGATGGCGCATCAGGTTACAGCGGATTCTCAGGAATTAGTGGGTATTCTGGACAAGATGGTCAGTCTGGAACATCAGGATATAGTGGATCAGGAATCAGCGGGTATAGTGGATATTCGGGCATTTCTGGATACAGCGGAATTGACGGCCAATCAGGGTATTCTGGAATATCAGGGTTTAGTGGATACTCAGGAATTAATGGAGCATCTGGATACTCAGGAATCAGCGGATTTTCTGGATACTCAGGCATTAGCGGTTACAGCGGCTCTGGCGTAAGTGGTTATTCTGGATATAGTGGCTCTGGCATTAGTGGTTATTCTGGTTATTCTGGAGCAATTGGAACAAGTGGATTTTCTGGAATTAGCGGGTATAGCGGGTACTCAGGGATTAGCGGTTACAGCGGTTCTGGCGTATCGGGATATAGCGGTTACAGCGGTTCTGGTGTAAGTGGATATTCGGGCTATTCTGGATATTCTGGATCAGGAGTATCAGGTTATAGCGGTTATTCTGGTAGCGGGGTATCAGGATACAGCGGTTATTCTGGAATCAGCGGTTATAGCGGGTATTCTGGTTCTGGATTTTCTGGATACAGCGGTTATTCTGGAATCAGCGGTTATAGCGGGTATTCTGGTTCTGGAATTTCTGGATATAGTGGATACTCGGGAATATCAGGGTATAGCGGCTCTGGTGTAAGTGGATATAGCGGTTACTCAGGATATAGCGGTATTTCTGGGTATTCTGGTTTTAGCGGTATAAGCGGATATAGTGGCGCAATCGGTCAATCTGGGACATCAGGTTACAGCGGATACTCTGGAATTAATGGTACAAATGGCGCATCTGGATATAGCGGATACAGCGGGGCAACTGGCGCACAAGGTTTAAGTGGTTACTCAGGCATAAACGGTACAAATGGCGCAAGTGGTTATTCTGGATACTCAGGATATTCTGGAATAAATGGCAGTAATGGAGCAACTGGAGCATCAGGATATAGCGGTTATTCTGGGCAAAATGGTGCTACTGGTGCGACAGGCGCAAGCGGTTACTCAGGTTATAGCGGAGCAACTGGCCCAACTGTTTATCCTGGTGCTGGAATTCCTTTATCAACAGGATCATCTTGGGGGACTTCTTATAGCGCATCAACATTAGCATCGTTTCTTAGTGGTCAAACGATGAACATTAATGGTTCATCAACATCATGCACAGGAAATGCGGCAACAGCCACTACTGCGACTACTGCAAATGGTTTAAATACTGGCAATAGCTATACAGCGGTAGCATTTACAGCAACATCTGATGAACGATTAAAAACTAATTGGCGATCTGTTACTTCAAATTTTGTTGCAAAATTGGCAAAAGTAAAATCAGGTATTTTTGATAGAAAATCTAACGGATTATCTGATTCTGGTGTTTCAGCACAATCATTGCGTGAATTATTACCAGAAGCCATTATTGAAGATAAAGATGGGTTTTTATCAGTAAACTATGGCGGTGCGGCATTAGTTTCTGCGATAGAATTGGCAAAAGAAATTGAATTTCTTAAAAAGGAAATAGCAAAGCTAAAAACATCAATAAAAAAATAGGATAAAAATGAATAAAACAATATATGGCCTTGATGTGGCTACTCAATGGAATCAGATTCTTGAACTCCATTGTTTAGCCCTTGCCAAAGAGCATCACCCAGACTGGTATAGATGGCGGCTTACAAATAATTATGAACGAGCCGTATTTCTCAAAGGCGATCCAGTATTTCCAAGGGAAACGCAAAGATACGAATGGGCAAGGAAAAATTTATTTGGTAAATATGTATTAGAAATAGGATGTTCAACAGGGTATGGTTATCAATTTTTACCAGATAACACAAATTATTTAGGTTTAGATTACGACCCAATTATTATCGATGTTGCAAATGAACAAAACTGGCATCCAAATGCTTTTTTTCAATGTGCCAATATTAATAATTATGAGTTTCTTAATTACGATACCATTATCGCTTTTGAAGTTATTGAGCATTTAGATAATGGGCTGGACATTGTAAAGTTATTACAAAAGCATTGTAAAGTATTACTAATTACCGTTCCCCATAATGAACCAAAAGGATTTTGGGGCGAACATCATAAGTTGCATGGATTGACCGAAAAAGATTTTCCTGGATTTAAATTTAATTACATTAACGAGCATGGCCGCATCAGCGATACATTAGAGCCAATCTCAGAATCTAATCGTTGCAATTTAATGATTGGGCGTTGGGATGCCTAAAATTTTATGTTCTGTGGCCACACGGGGTAGATATTTCACCACCCTTCCATTGGTATTAAACGCGATTATTAATCAAACGCAATTGCCAGATAAGCTGGTGATATTTGATGATAACGATGAACCGCTAGATATGCGAAAAGAAATGATTTATCAATATTTCTTTCAAATGCTAGACATTAAAGGCATCAAATGGGAGTGGCTATTTGCCGAAAAAAAAGGTCAACATCATATTCATCAAAAAGCCAATGAAATGGGTTTTGATTGGGTTTGGCGTGTCGATGATGATGCTATTCCAGAGCCAAATGTATTGCGTAATTTAATGCTATATGCTGGCCCTAAAGTTGGCGCAGTTGGCGGTGAAATTCTCACATTACCTTTACAGTTTGATACATCCCAATCAACTGGTAAGGTAAAAAATATAGATTCAGAACCCAATATTCAATGGAATCGTATAAAGAAAACCAAGGAAGTTGAGCATTTACATTGTTCATTTTTGTACCGTTCTGGAATACATGATTATAACTTGGGCTTATCCAGAGTGGCACACAGGGAAGAAACGCTATATACCTATGGTATATACCAAAAAGGATACAAAGTATTAGCAGTACCCCGTGCCGTTACTTGGCACATGAAAA